CTTATACCTATCTTTAATACTCATATTTTTTCTACTTTATAACCTAATTTTTCAAGTCTTGCTTTTGCTTTGTAATAATCTTTTTCGTTTATTACTTGAGTACTATTCTCTAAGCCTTTGGAATATTTAATAGTTATTTGTGGTGTTTTCATCTTGAGAGTTTTTAAGTTGTTCTATTTTCGCCAATATAATTTCATACTTCGCCTTGTAAACTTTATCGTACTGCATATTGTCATCGTGCATACTGATTGAATGAATTAGCGTTGAATGATCGTGGCGTGTTTCTAAAGTCTCTGCAATCTTTTTCAAAGACATCAAAGTATTGTGCCTTACCCAATAGTAATACATTGAACGGGCATCCACTACATCCCTATATCTTATGCTCACATCTATGTCAACATTTAATTCAGTATTGATAATGTTTTTCACTTCTTGAATGTCCATAGGAACTTCAATTCTTTTAGGGCGTTCTAATCTTGCTTTTAATAGTTTGTTTTCGGTTAACTGGAGACCGTATCTTATTTTTAAGTTTCTATGGTCATTTAATAAAGTGCCATACATTCTTCTATATTGGCTTTCGGTGTACTGTTTTGAGTCTGCTTGAGTTGTCATTGTTGTTTTTTTATAATGTGTCTTTAAATAATTGTTTGCCTTTTTCAAATTGAAGTCTTATGAATCCGACCTCTCCGTTTCGATGTTTCAAATATAGTACTTTTATTAATGGATTGTCGCTTTCGGGTTCTTCGTTGTGTAATGCGATTACTATATCAGCATCCTGCTCAATAGCTCCTGACTCTCTCAAGTCGCTTAATCTTGGTTCTCCGTTTCTTTTCTCGACATCTCTACTTAACTGAGCCAATGCTATAATTGGAACATCTAACTCTTTAGCCATTGCCTTTAAAGTTCTTGAAATAGTGCTTATCTCTTGTTCTCGGTTTCCTTTTCCATAAACTGACATCAACTGAAGATAATCTACAAAAACCGCCTTAATGCCCCATTTCTTTTTTGCCTTTCGGACTTTTTCTTTAAAGTCTAATAAGTTTAAACTTGCGGTATCGTCTACATACAAAGGTAGATTAAAATCAGTACTTAATAATGTTTTCCAATTACCCTCATGAATCTCTGCCTTGGTTAAGTAGTTTGAATAGATTCCCGTCATTGAACTAATTACCCTCATTGCTAATTGTTCGGTTGACATCTCCAGACTAAAAAACGCTACGGGTATATTTTGTTTTGCTAAGTTGACGGCTAAGTTTAAAGCGAATGCAGTCTTGCCCGTTGCAGGTCTTGCTGAAATAATTACAAGGTCAGGACTATGCCAACCGTTTGAAATAGCATTTAACCTGGCAAACCCTGTGTCTAAACCGACTATCTTATTACCACTTAATTGCATTGTTTCAATCTTCTTAATCATTTCGTGAGCTACTGCATTAAACTCTTTAAAGTCCTTTGCGTTTTTAATACTAAACGATTCAATCTCAGTACTTATTTTTTGTATAGTTTGGAATACATCGTTATCGGTATTGTTTATCTCGCTTATACTTCTTTGACAAAGCATCATTAATTCTCTACTGATGTACTTTTGAATAAGTATTGAGCAATGATATTCTAAGTTCGCTTTTGAGGCTACCTTAGAAGTAATTGAAAGTATTTCATTTAAAAGTTTACCGCCAGTCTTTTCGTTTACCGATAATAAGTCAGTAGGTTTGTTTTGTTCTGAAAGTTCTAATATAGCTTTTAAAATTACTTTATTCGCTTCATTATACATCATCTCAGGGGTAACCGTGCATCTACTTATTGAAGTAGTATCAATCATCAGTACTCCTATAACGGCTTCTTCTATGTCTATTGCGTTGTTCATCTTGGTTTGTATTCTTTAAGTGTTGGTTTATTTTCAATTGGTGTTTTTGCATAAGGTCTTTCATTCCTTGCCCATGTCCCAAGTCTTCGTTCTAAACTCCATGTTCTTTCAAGCTCTTGTTTAAATAAAGTATTAGATTTGTTTGGCTCAGTCCAATAGTCATAAAACTCTCTTATAAACTCTTTGCCATATTTACCTAAATAAATTGTGAGTGTGTTAGCAAATTTTAATTTGCGACTCTCTATATTATTAACTTTATTTTCATTTCCTTTACTTTCATCTCCTTTACTTTCCTTTCTAGTATTACTATCGTTATTCGGTGGTAATACGTTCGTATCATCTAACTCTTTTAATCTTTTTAATTCCCATCGTTTATTAACGCTATCACTAGCTTTCTTGCTTTTATTGGCTCTTTCTTCTAAACGAGTTTTAACGGACATACTACCAAAATAGTTGTCATTAATTACAAATAACTGGAAGTCTTCAATAACTGACTTGACTACAATTATGTCCTCTCGTAATTCAAACGCAATACGTTCGTAATTCGTTTGTAGTTCGTTCGCATTATTGTAAAGCTCTTCAATAATTGCCCAAAATATTCCATAACCTTTCAGTCCATGTTTGAATATTAGTGCTTTAATTTTTTCATCATTCCGACTGTTGTAATCGTGTGAAAAATAGAATGTATCTTTTGCCATTATAAAATAAAAAAGGTATCTACTTTCGCAAACTTGACACGGGTACTATGTAAACCCAGTTTGTTAATCGTAGATACCTCGTTTATAAAGATTTTTTGAATCATAGATTTTGTGGAGTGTCAATCCGTTTACAAATATAGTAAAAAGAATTATTAAAACAAGCTTTCTTGCTTAATTTTATTTTTATATCTTACTAATGCCTCTTGAAGATTTAACTTAGCTTGTTTAAAGTAACTGTCTTTTAATTCAATCCCTATTGCTTTTCTGCCCATTGAAACGGGGCTATAAACCTCAGAACCTACACCCATAAAAGGCGTTAACACAACTTCATTAGGGTTTGAATATAATTCAACAAGCCTATCAATTACATCTAATTGCAAAGGGTGTACATGCTTTTCGTCATCCTCTTCTTTGCTATCTCTAAAAGGCAAAACATTATCAATTCTAATATCGTCCCAAACACTCGAAGCGTACCTTTGCCAAATGTAGTGATTAAGTTTTGTAATCTTGTCGCTTTCATTGGTGTTATTCAATCGTTCCCAAAGTTCAACTTCATTTAAGTTTGAATTGTTTGCGTTATTCCAAGCCCTTAAAATGTTTGGCAAAATTGGAGTTTCACCTGCATAGTCATTTATCCCGAAAGGGTGTATTACTGGTACTGCATTTTCACCTTTTTTAGTAAATACTAAAACATAATCAGGCATTGCGGTAAAACACTTAGTAGAATCCTCGACTATAAATTTGTGCATTAAAGATTGTACCATTGTGCGCATACGAACTTTTAAAGGTTCTTTCCAAATTGTTATTCTATTGCGATATTCAAATCCATACTTAGTATGTATTTTTATTATCTCATTAGGGAAGTCCCAAAGGCGACAAGTATTATCGAATACATCTGTGCAATGTACGGCAGTGATACGCCCTTTTTTAGTTACTCTGGCAATCTCAGCTACTAAGAAATCATATTGTTCTAAGAACTGTTCTTTGCTCTCGCAGTTGCTAAAATCGTTTTCACTTGAACTATAATTATACAACCCTGCAAAAGGCGGTGAATAAATTGAAAGGTCTATACTTTCGTTCTCTAAGGTTGGCATTACTAACATACAATCTGAATTGTAGATAGCATAATTTTCTGTGACTAATTGGTCTTTTACTTTGTTTTCCATGTTAAATGAATGTTGGTTTAATTATTTCTTTGTTAAATTCTTTTGTGATGTTTATAAAGCTTCTATTTACATTCTCTGTTAAGTTTTTATGTAATTGGATAGCCTTTTCTGTTTTTTGTTGTAAGGCTTCTAATACCCTTGTTTGACCGTCAGACACTACCATTTCAATAGTAACGTCAGACTTTTGACCAAATCTCCAAAAACGCCTAATAGCTTGGTAATATTGTTCATAACTCCAAGTAGGGAAAAATACTGAATGGTTGCAATGTTGCCAGTTTAAGCCCATTGAAGTCATTTTAGCTTTAGTAATTAATCGTTTAATTTCACCATTCGCAAACGCTAAAAGTATCTCTTCTTTTTTCTCTATACTTTGGCTTCCTATTATTTCAACAGCCTCTCTATCTAATCCTTTTAAAATAGAACTTTCATTGTTAGTATTACACCAATATACAGAAGTCTTATCCTCAGCCAACTCAATAGCCTTAAAACATCTTTTCTCTTCCGTTTGCTTTTGTTCATGTCTTACTTCTGTCATTGATTTTGCAATAGGCGTAAACATTTGCACCTGACCATTAATGTCTATTAAGCTTTGATTTTTTACAATATGCTTATTAATTATCAATTCAGGTAAATTATAACGGTCATTTGAAAAGCCTAAGTCGCTTGGCATTTTACACATAATAGCCCATTGATTAACCCAAGCAAAAAAGTCCTTTTCTGCATGAGGTTTTAAATAGAACTTTTCGCCAATGTTCCTGTTATTTGAATCTACTGAGTTTTGATTATTCTTAAAAAACTTACCAAGCATATCCATATAACCCATATACCCTAATGCTTCCGAACTCGTTCCTAATTCTATAAAATCGTTCGGGCTTGGAGTTGCAGTACTTAAAAATCTATAAGGTATCTTTTTTACAAATGAGGTTACTGCGAGTTTAATCTTGCCGTCAAAGTTCTTTAGGATTGAACTCTCGTCTAAAATAACACCTACAAAATCATTTTCATTAAAGTAATGTAAACGCTCGTAATTACAGATTACTATTTTTTTGGTATGCTTCCCGTCTTTTGAATACTCAATGTCATCTATACCAAGTTTCTCAGCTT